GCCCAACTGCATTGTCAAATGAAATGCTGTAATCCCATTTATTCTGTTTTAAAAATTCAGTAGCCAATATAACTGAGGCATAATTATCTACCCAATAAATAAATAAATGTGACCAACAAATTGTGTCCTCAAATCGGTCTTTTTGTTTTAGCCAATCTGATTCGGTTGCCCATTCCATTTGGCATTGCGTTAAACCTTCAAATTGATTCGGCGTAAGTTTCATTGACGCACCTTTTTTATATCCCAATCAGAATTTTGAAGATTGGCCATAGCCCAATCAAGTGCATAGTTATATGAGTTAAAAGTTTTGACTTCAAATATATTGCCAAACATAAATAATCTAACCGCATATATTTCTTGAATTGTTGATTGTTTCATTATTTTGCCACCGCTTTTACATAACGGCCAACAAATTGGTAATGGTGTGCATCCATAATCCATTTTAGACAAGATACACATAATGTTTTTTCATTATGAGTTTTGTAACCAACACCATAAAACTCTTTTTCACATACTGGACAGTTCATTTAATTAACCCCTTCCGGTCAATTGCGTTTACAAATGCAATTAAACACCCTGGGGCTGACAAATGCAATGACTAGGCACGGCGTGTTATGTGATCTACATCACCCAAAGGCCTTACCCATAGCCGTAAATGAGCCATCCACATTAAATGGGATCATCTCCACGCTCACATTGCCACGCTTAACATGGATGATGACCGCACCTGCCTGCCAATTGGCGTAGCCTTTCGTATAAGCCATCTTTTTCAGGTCACAGGTGTGACCACACTCAACCCCTACTAAAACACGCTCTAAACGGCCATTAAAGGCTTCTGAGGCACATGTGTAGCCCAATCTGTGAGTATGCCCCGAAATTACTGAACGCCCCCACCTTTTACTAAGGTTCAACGCGGTTTGACCGGCAATATTGGATATGACCCCTTCATCCCCATGACACAACACAAAGTTAGTGCCGGGTATTGCATAAGGCTGTTTTGCATAATGAATTCCTAGATCATCAAAACCCATAAATTTTGCATACTGCAACTCAGGTAATCCCATTAGGCCTGGTATGCGCTGAACCGCCTTGTATAACCTATCTGAATGATTTGATCTGCTAACTACATCTGTTTTTAATTCAAATAAAATATCCTGACATGTGGCTCTATCCTCATCCAGCGTTTGCATAAATGATTCTGCCTTACCTTCGGCAAACCTAGAAATAGTATTAAAATCCATTTCATCACCAACATTTAAAACTAAATCAAATTTAAAAGCATTAACCAATTTCTTCAAGTTAGTGACCGCTTCTGTAAAGTGAAATGGAACTTGCAGGTCACTGACCACAAGATACCGTGCGTTAAATGACTTATCGCGCTTAATCTTCATCCTCATCATCTGTTGGATCAATCCGGGGAACTATCTCATTTGGTTTATTTCCTGTGATCCAATCCGGGATTGATGTACCAGGTTCAGTGATTAACCAATAAGCAACTTCATTAGTGAACCCGGCGGCTTTGGCGGCGCGGTACATCTCATTAAGAGTTACATAATGAGTTTCAAGTTTGTTTAATTGTTCAGCCTTACGCGGCGCACGCCTTTTGCGCTTTGTTCTCTTATTAGTTTTTTTTATGGCCATAGGTCAATTTTAGATCATACTAGCCCGCGAATGGCGCGCTCAACGCCTTCTTCTAGGCTAATTTTTGGTGTGTAGTAATCGCTCATCATGGTTGGATCGCCTACCCGATAGGCTACACCTGCCGGCTTATCGGTCAGAATTCTAAAATTCTGAGCCTTCTTTTCATACCCCAGGGTTTTTAATGCTATTTGCGCTAACTCTAAAAAAGTTGTTGGCCTGCCTGTACAAAGATTAACCGTTTGATTGCAATCATTTTTGACCATAGTTATTACTGCATCCACTATGTCATCAATATGAATAAAATCCCTAGTAGTAGTTGCCTTACCCCAAATATTAAATGGGTTGGCGTTCATTATTGCGCGTTCAATAATTGATGGAAATGGATAATCTAAATCTTGATCTGTACCGTAACCGCTAAATGGTCTGAGTGTTAATACCTTTGTACCTTCTTCACGCAAGTAATTCATTAACATTTCACCGGTTAGTTTTGACCAACCATAAGACATATCCGGCTTACCCATTTTATTAAAGTTAATATCTTTTTCTTTTAACTTACGCTTTTTAGTCAGTGTTTGTAATTCAGTTGGATATGCGGCTGAAGATGAAAAATAAACTACATAAGGTTGTTCAGTTCGCATAGCCCATGTTGCAAACTCAGCATCAATGGCTAGATCAACAGCCAAAGCCAATGGTTCATTTTCAATCATCATGCGGCCACCAACTACGGCGGCTAGGTGAATTACAAGATCGTATTGTTTTTTATCTAACTGAAAAAATTTACGGCAATCAACACCATTTTTTAAATCTACTAAAGTCAAGTTAGCGTGTGGCAATGCACGCCTAAAGGCACGGCCAACAAAGCCATGTGATCCAGTGATCAGTATATTCATCTATATTTTCTTACTAACTCTGCATATTCCATACTTGCCAAATATTTTTGTAAAGTTAATAAATCATTTTCATACCACTTCGGTTGATTAACCCTGGCATAACCTTCATCCATTTCGGCCTTACCCGCAACCGGGTGCAAGTGCTCAATAATTACATCAGGTAAATATTTTAAATATTCTAAATCTAGGCCTAATTGCTTTACAAAGTTATCAAAGAATAAATGAACACATCCAGGAAATGTCATGCCGCGTAACTCATTTACTAAATCCCGGCTCATGCCAAATGCTGTTGGCAAGTTAGCACCTTGCAATAAATCATCACCATAAACTATTCCAGTGTTTTGGCCTAACGCCTGAATAAAGGCTTTATCCCAACCCTGCGTTCTAGGAATGTGATCATCACCCATGAAAACAAAATAATCATATAAAGGAAATTTAGTAATATCCAATAAATAAACTGCACCGGTATTAAGAGATTTAGCACAACCACCTGTTTTATTGTCGGCAGGCAGTTTTTTATAGTTTTCACTTTTTGCGTACTCATTCCATTTTGGATCATCATTATCTATAACAATGTATAGATCAGCCTCAGTATTTGTATCTTTAAAAGCCTGTGCCAAGCGTTCGGCATTTTCAGGCCTACCCCTACTAGGTACAACCACACACATCTTCATGGCCATAGGGTAGGGGATCGGGCTGACTTACTTCTTAGATATTAGAATTTGATACAGCGTGTCTATTTTTTCCTCTATACGCGCAACCCTGCCTTCTAGGTTATGGCGGCCATTATTATCAGGTTTTAATTCGCTCAGATAATGCTTTACCAGCCATCTAACGGTTGCCACTAATGCGCCTAAAATGGTTACCGTAGATACTGCAAAAGCCGCCCAATCGTTCATAGTCATTTACTATTGATTCCAAATGACTTGTCTTTAGGATCAAAATACCTGGCCAACGGTGCAACCAAAGCACCAGCCAAAATTGATAATTCAGGTTTAACATCTGCAATTAAAGCCAATACGGTTGTAACGGTGGCCGCCGCAAGGCTTCTTAAATATGACTTGATAATCTCTTTTTGCTTTGTAGTCAATTTCATTCTAATCCTAACTCTTTTATTTTGTTTGTAACTTGATTTTGGTTTAACGCAATTTCAAAGTGCATATCATCTTTACGCTTCTTGTAATTGCCGCCCCAGGCTAAACCATATTTAGTTATGAGTAGGTTAATTGTATTACGCTGATCCTTATCAAATGTATTTGACTTGCCTAATGGATGTTTAATTGCATTTAGGTCAATGGCTGTACCGGATGCGTGATTACTTAAAATTCTGTCTGATCCCCTGGTCTGCCTAAAAGCATAACCCCAATCATCTAATTGGCCTTGATCTATTGGCTCAACTAATTCATGGAAATCTTTGGCAAAACTTACCAGGATTGGTGCAACGGCTTTGGCACATGCAAATTTGATCTTTGTACCTGGCACTGCAAAAGTTTCAATGCCTAATGCTTTACGATCCTCACTAGCCGGCCAACCATTAGGGCTAGTGAGTTCTCTTATTGTTGCCATTATTTAAATGCTTATGAAAGCAACAACCGTGCTTCTTCTTGCGTAATTCCTAATTTGTTTAACAGTGCAGATTTGGCTGTTGCATCAGCCGCTTTTTTTGCTTCACGCTCTACGCGCTCTGCCTCAGCCGCTAATCTTGCAGTTTCCATATCTGCAATTTCCGCTTCTGTTAATGGCAAAACTTCTGTAATGCCTGTACTGCAATCAACTACAACCTTTGTTGGTGTATCTGACATTGTTTTTCTCCTTTGTTAAGCGTTGGATATTCCGTATAGATAAAATGATGAGCCTGAAACAAAATTGCCGTCTGTTTCTAATTTTACAGAACTTACAGCGGCGGTTATATTTACCAGACCAGCAATTCCTAAGATTCTATTTACAGTTGATGAATTATTTTCAATAACAGAATTAACCCCAATTGGTTTATTTTGGCTAACAGTATATGAAGGTATATATATTTCTACACTTCCAAAGGTATTTGATGTTGCTGGCGTTCCTGAAACTCCTGAAAGTGTCCAGTAGGAACTTCCAGAACCATTAGAAGAATCTGCGGTTGAACCATAACCTCTAATTTGTGTTCTTGAATAAGTGGCAGTTGAACCATTAAAAGATAAATATAAATCTAACACAGCACTAAAGGAACTGTCGCTTCTTCCTGAACAACGAATAACCAAATCCGTATAGGTAGCAGGTATTGCCGAGAAGGTAACAGATGCCGCACTTGATGTTAAAACATTTGAATTGATTAAAGTATATGTGGCTGGCATTTTAGGCTTTCAGTATTCCGTAGAGGGTGGCGGTAGTGCCTGTTTTAAAATTACCTGAATTGGGAAATAAAGCAATACTGTTAATTGCTGAAGTTGAACGCCATAAATGTACAAACTGTCCAACAGTACCTGAACCGTTGTTATCCCTAGATTGAGTGCCCAAACTAGTTTTATTTGTTGAACCTGCATAAGAAAAAATATCTAAAGTAGCAAAATGTGGAACAGTTGTGTCGCTTCCATTAGTAACATAAACATAATTTATGCTGGTAACCCTGAAACTTCCAGCGGTAGAACCATCTCCATATAAACTAGTTACGCTATAGTTTGTGGCAGTATCTCCATTATATTGTGCTTTGATTAATTCTCCAGCAGTTGTAGTAAAAGTCATAACTAATCTTAAATCTGTATAAGTGGAAGGTATGGAACTGAAGGTTATTGTTCCTTGAGCACTACCCAAAGTAGTTGTTGCAATTTTCTCATATGTGGCTGGCATTATGCACCTTTGATTCCGTAGAGGGCGAAGGTTGTAGAAGTAGTCCAGTTAGTGCCATCTGCGGTTAAGGTAATTGTGCTTATTGCACTTGTAGATAACCATAAACCTGAAATCAAAAATATATTTCCTGCACCATTTCTATCGCTACCGCTAAATCCTCTAGCGGTTTTATATTTAGAAGTGTC